AACATCAAACACCATACTCTTCATGTCGTTAAGCGTGGTCATCTGTAGCGTTGATGGATTCATTACCTGTTCGTTAACTATTGCCTTCTTACTTGAGCCATCTACCTGAGCAAGTATAACCTCGCGAGGTGTATCATAGATATCACGAGCCATTGATGCATAGATTTCACCATCGCGGCGCATCGCTGTTTTATGGTTCTTCTGGTAAACGTATGACTGCATATCCAATCAATGCTGCATTGCGTTAACCGCTTTGCCTGATGTGTTTACGTCAATAACATCCTGAGGCAAGCCAGGGTTAGCTACGTCTTCTACAGCTATGCGTGACTCTTGAATAGCAAGCATTAGAGATTGAGGTACCGGTTGCTCTGGCATTTGACCAACGGGGCCAACTGTAAGTTGATTTCCGTTCGCATCAGTCATGTTTTGGAGTAGGTACGGGTAATTGTTCTCTGCGCCTGACTCTTCATACATATACTCAAAGCCCTGAATTTGCTCAGGGTAGAATATAGGCTTATTGCGCGGCGAACGGCTAACAATGTCAGATAGGTATGATAGCTGGAAGTTACGCAAGCGCTGAGGGTCTTTAGCTAAACGAGTGATGCCCTCGTAATGCTCCTCACCCTCAATAAATGCGCGCTCACCATAATCAGGAACGATAGGGATATATTCACCAGGCAACACCTGCTCAGATGGAATCCCCTCACCTGACACGATATACATTGTGACAACGTGGCGCTCAATAGACTTGCTTGCCGCTACATACCATCCACCATCAATTAACTCATCTTCTTTTGACTTGAAGTCATCATCTTCTAGCTCTTGAGTTTGTCCGTACATATCCTGTACTACAGTGATAGTGACCTTTACTTTGGTGCGATAGAAGAAGCGAGCCACATACACAGACTCATCCTGACCACCAAGCCAAGGGAATGAGTAGCTGATTTCAGGGTTGGCAAATGAAGCTTCGGCGCCTTCATGCTCTTCACCGGTCAATTCTTCGTACAGTTCTCGGTAGCCATCCATAGAGTATCTAGTTAGGCAAGATACGTACTTCGCATCTGACTTATCCATTAGCTTAGCGTTCGGATCCCAAAACACATTGTTGTTAGCTTCATAAATAGGAACACGACGAATAACCTGCTCAGTGTCTCCGTTACGCTTTGACTTGTATTCTGTAGTAAGCTCCCATGCACCAACTCCACAGACTACAGCCTCCATTAATGCATTGTCTTTAGCCTCTTGGCTTCGGTTGTTTCGCATATCATTGCGATACATTCCATCAATTATATCCGCACCATCCCCATTCGTTCCATCGACCGGATTAAAGTCAACCTGAATAGGGTTAGTGTTAAGGTCTGACATAATCTGACGACCAGCCTTACGAATGATGTTGAACTCACCTCGGTACTGAAGCTGAGATTCGCCTAGAAGGTTATCGTCCCACTGAGTTACCCAGTAAAACACAAGGTCATCAGCTCCGCGCTCCCTAGTTACCTGACCTCTGGAATAGGCCTTATCGTGAAGCTCTAATATTTTTTCGTGATCTAATGGCATTATCTACGCCCCATTGGTCTAATTGGTCTCGGTATTACCGGTTGAACTCTGTTGATTATACTAGACTTGTCGAACGATAGCACCGCACTATCAAATAGGTTTGGTGATGGAATCTTAAGTCTTGACCCGTCAGGTAGTGGTACGCCCTTGCGAAGTTCATCTTTCGTATAGAAGCGAACCGTATCCCCAGGTCTAATTGGGGTCTTACATGCCTCTGCTTTTAGCTTCTCTAACATCTCAGGCTTAATGGTTTCCGAGTCAAAGCTAATCAGAGTTTCAGGATCATGGTACTTACCCTCAATGACTGCCTCATAAGTTCTAAACACACGCTCGGCAAAGTTTATTACGCTCTGCGATTTCTTATTGTATAGAACATCTTTGTTAAGTAGAGGTTTGCCACCTGACTTAATATCGGCTGTCTCTGACTTAAACACGGCTTCTGGGTTGTGTATTGCAGAAGATCCTTTATATGCAAACACGGATACGCGCTTACCATTAAATGCACTTGATACATTATCCCTTAGTGTGGCACCAAGACCATCAGCATCATAACCAAACGAATCACAACCATCCATAATGGCGCGTCTACATGCATCATCCATCTTGCGGTTTCCGTTCTCCCCTTCTATCTCATCAACAGAGAAGAATACAATGCCCTGTCTAGCAATGTAGCCAAATGGGTCATTACCTGAGTCTGACGGGTCACATGCTGATACAATCGCACCTCGGCGCTCAATGCCAAGCTTCTTGTGTGCATCGATACATGCCTTGAACCAGTCCTCTCTAATTACTGAGTTAGCGACATCATCATTAAACTTGCCATACCAGATACCATCAAAACGAGCTTGTGACATAATACCTCGCTTAACCTTTTGCCTGTCTTTTTCTAACTCACCCTGTAGTGACTCGTCGTATTGAAACCACGGGTTATCTTCAAAGGTAAGCTTAACAATCATATGGTGATCGTCTTCATAGAATCCTGTCTTATCGAGTTGCGCCTGGTATGGGGTAATAAACTCTTTAGACATTGGGTCTTGTGATGAGCCGGTATTCCATAGGTACCACAATTCAGCACCCGGCATATCACGAAGAGTTGGACCTAATACGTCAATAGTCGACTGCTTAGTCTTTTCGGCCTCTTCCATCAGAAAGCGCTTAAACTCAGCAGCACCCTTCATGTTCACAACATCACTAAGACCACCAAAGACAAACTTGCCGCCGTTAACGTTTCTCTGCTCCCATTGAGAAGGAACCGAGATAAATCCACCAAGTCCGGACTTTTTAATTGATGATTCAATGCCTGCAAATATAGAGTCCTTGAGTGATTTCATGGTTTCGCGTAGTACATAGTTCTTACATGCAGTAGAGTGAACCTCTGAGATAAACACGTTCTGAGCAAAGCGGGTCTTCATACCACCACGGCCACCAAAGAGCATCTTGTACTTTTTAACTCTTAGTATGAACGGCTCAAGCTTCTCAACCAATAGAACAGTAGGCTCTTTGTCAGTAGGCGTCATACTGCCAACAGTACCCTCCCATTTACGAATGATGTTAGGAACCAGTTCGCCATCAACCATGTCAACTCTATCAATCACACCGTACACAGTGGGCTCAAGATTGCCACTAGCTGCATTAGCCAACACCTTAAGCTTGTTTAGGTCTTTCATTATTCTAGACATCAGAAAGCCCTAACTTCTCTTTGATTTGCTCAATCTCTTTCTTAATCTCGGTTACTTCTTCAATCTTAAGCATCGAGGCAATTGATGAAATGAATGTATTAGCCACATCTGGAGCTATCTTTCCCATGCTTGACGCCTTCATTATTTGTGATGCCTGAACGGCCGGAATGGCATTCTCATCAAACTCAAACTCAACCAACGGAAGAGTGGCCTTTGGTATTGGATAAAGCCTTTTGAGCAACTCAGGAGCTCCAAACGTATCTTCCGGATTGAAAGCCCTAGTTACAAGGTAGTCATAGAAGCTATCTTCTGTTCTAGACTGCCTTTTCATTGCTTCAAGTATCTTTGTTCTCTCCGCCTTTCCTCTGCGGTTCTTTGGCTGCTTATCCTTGCCGAACCTGTTTTCTGGATTGCTATTCGCCATTCGGTAGAAATTCCGTATTTACAACACCCAATAAGTATACCACCTTGCTTTAGATATGAAAAAACCCCAACTAGTGAGGTTTGATATTTACTTAGATTTTCGCTTATTACCCTTTAACCACCATCGGTTATGAGGTAGTGTTTTGTTACTGCTGTCTTGTTTTTCCAGTTCCTTCACAACACCCACAAGCACCTCCGCAATAGTATCTATATCCACTACAAGCAGTGCATTGAACCAATTTCTTGCCATGTATGTGCTTGAAGTAGAATTCTGTTCTCTTCCTCTTTTTCTCCCTAAACGAATCGGAATGATCTGGATAGAACCGCATTAAATCAAATGTGCTGAGATCGCCAGTGTAAAACCCATCCATTACAATCACTCTCCCTGTTGGTTAATCTTTGAAATAGCGTCGCTTGCGATGTTCTTCATCCAAGTTGAATGAGCGGTTTTTGCTGATGCTATTTGATTTAGGGATGACTTTGCTGTCTCTAGATCTTTACGTAGCTGTTCTAGTTCTGATGGCGCTCTACTTTCCTTTGCTAGATCATCATCCCAATTGTCGGTATCAATTCCGTAATTATCTTTTACATGATTTTGCGCACAGCGGTATATATCATACACAGTAGGATTGTTATCGATAAACCCTGCGCCATATGCCCCCCTAATCATTTCGACAAAGTTCATTACAGCGCTTGCTTTTACGTTATTCTCTAATTCATTACTCATACCCTTACCCTTCATTTTGTAGTTTAAGCATGCCAAGGTCGTATAGCTTGCCAATGATTTTAATATCTTCTTCAGCAGTGGTCGGAATTAGTTTACAAGCCTGCTCAATCACTAACTCACGCTCGGTTAGTTCGGTTACTACTTTTGTGAATAGCTCATCCTTGTATGTATATAAGTCATCAACGTGGTTTAATTTCGAATAATCACCATCAGACAGCCTCTGATAAACACCACTAGCGTTTAAACCTAAATACTTCCACACATCTTCAAACTCAACCTTCACATACTCAACTTTAGTGTGCTTTGGTTGTTCCCCCTCACAAACAGAAATAGTGATAACTTCACCATCTATATCAGTGCGCACACAGCCAAGAGCGGCAACAAGAGATGACGTGTCGAGCCATTTTAGTGCGCTTATATCTTTCATTTTTGATTTATCAACCTCTTGCTTTGGTTGTTCCAGTGCTGCTGCGCGGAGGATGTATCGTTTGTCATCATCAATCTGCGGATCGTTTGCTCCATTGACATTAAAGAAGTTTCCGTCACCAATAAGCTCGGCGCGTCCATCTTGATCAATAAAGGAATCACTATCAACAAACTTATGCCCATCCCTTAGGAATTTCTCTACTGTCATGCAGTAGTCGGCAGGGTTGCAAATTTTAAATCCACGAGCTTCATAGGTTATAGGTGATGGGCATATATTCTTGCTTGGTAAAAACTCTCCAGTGTGAATGTAAATCTCACTCTCAGGATTGGCAATCTTAGCTTCTTGGTATGTGTTAAATGTGTTCATATTCTCACTCTCTATTAATTATCTTTGTGGCAAACCATCAATCAGACACTTAAGTCTAATGTGCGCCTTATCGTTACCGTTGCAGTTATCTGTGTACCAGTCATAGGAGCGCCCCCAGTATTCGAGCGCTTCCTTTACTGACCAGCCCTTTAGCTTAATTAAGCCTGTGAACTGTGTTTTATTCATCATCAGTAACCATGTACCCCTTACCCTCAAGCCATGACTTGACCTTTTCTTCATCTAGTCGATCAAGAATTTCATCATGCTCAATCTCAGACATCACATCGTCAACGTCAACGCCATCAAGCTCAACCTCAACCTTCGTTCTTTCACTTGCGTATTCAACATTTACAGAATTTACAACCAGTGTAATATTAGCCATCTCTATATCTCCAATTAAAGTTATATCCCGTTCGGACAAAACCAATATAACCTAGGTAAAAACCATAAGTCAACAAATAAAATAAAACCCGCACATTGGCGGGTCTATATTACTTCTTACCGTAACCTTTCTTGGCTGGCTTACTCGGCTTCTTCTTTACTGCTCGTGATGGTTGTCGAGGCATGTTTTTGCTTCTCCCAATTTAATCGTTCTTCTGCAATGTCGTTAGCTCGCTTCGATTCAAGCCACCGCTTTCTGGTATACCACGCACCCCAGATAGCAATTAAAATACCAATAAACTGCGCTGGAGTGAGTTGCAGACCTGTCCCGAAACCCACAGCTGCTGGGCCTATTGAGTCTTTCATGCTTAAATCACCGCTCATTATTAACCCTTCCTAGAATAATAAACACACGTCCATGCGATTACACAATATAGTATAACAAATAAAGATTGCGTTGAATAATGCGCACTTAACAACCAGTCAGGAATGCTAATCAACTCAACAGCGTATGCATACACAGACACGGCCATAACCAGACTTATTGATGACTGAGCAATAATGACAATAGATGTTACAGCCCTAAGCTTACTTATCGTCACAAAGGATATTGCTGATAGCATCATCATTACAAAGCCCTCATACATATATATAAATGCAAGCTCTCTATTGTAGTAGAACCAAGAAGCCCCAGCCTTATCTATCAATCCAAGATACTCCTGGTTACTGCCGAATGTGTAAGTCATGATAGACACATAAGCAATTAGAAAGCCCGGTACCACCTTTTCTTTTGAGAAGCAAAATGCGACACCGATAACAATTAATTCAATTGCGTTATGTGCTAGATAGTCAATCATCGCTCAATCTAACCTCTATCTCTTTGTCTACTGAGTTCTTGTGTGAGTCATTAAGGCGTAAGTACTTCATGATGCTTTCGCGGTCTATCTGACTACTCACTACTAAAACGTCATCGCGCTTAATCTGATGCCAAGCTACTACAGCAAGAACTACACCAATACAGAACACTGCAAAGCATATACACACGAAAACCCAGAACCCAACCAATTCACCAATGCCAGTCATTGTTAAAACTCCTTCTAGCTAACTGACTTCATTTTATCATAAGTAGAGTGGTTACTCTTTTATTCATGAGTAACCACCGTTATTTTATTCCTGTGGAGGTTCTGGGAGTGGCATCCAGTGAGTTACCGTATCGTCATGAGTGGCTTTAATGCCAAGCCTTCCAATTCTGAACTTACTAACAAACTCTCCAACCGCCCAATAACTAGCCTCGAATACAGAGCCGCTCTCATTAGTTGCTAGTACGTCATCCAGGATATCTGGAACTTTATCTTCCACACTAATCCATTCACTCATTTCTCACTCTCCAATTTCTGCAACTCATGCATTAACTCTTCAACTTGGTCAGCGCTTAACGCTTTGGCTAACTCACTCATTTTTAGCTCTAGAGTGGTTTCACCATACTTATCAGTTGATACCTTTTCTGTTTGTAGGATTATCATAGTCAACTTTATTACCTCTACTGTAGAGTCTTTCCATTATTTCCTCTTGAGATAAGCCGGCGCTTTCCTGCTTAAGCTTTTGAGGAAGGTTCTTAATCATTCGCCACTCAACCTCTTCAATCTTTGATTCGACCTCTTCAGTCGTTAAAGGTGGAAGGATGTTGAACTTACCCTTGATTATCTCCAGAGCTTTTAGTGAATCACTCTTCTCTTGATTCATGAGAGTAACCCTCTTGAGTCCATGTAATTTGCTCGTAATTAACAACGTTACCGTCACGAACAACGTTCTTTACTCGCTCACATCTGTTAAGTGAAACTTCGCGCTGTTTAGCTATCTCTTCACTGTCACATGTGATTTTTAGTTTTTGCCATACCTGTTTCATACCTCACCTCCAAGTAAGTAGGGATAGTGTCGTTTATGGATAGGAAATAGTCAAGAGAAAAAATATTAAAAAGATAGTAATTCTTTTGTTGACTTCAATATTGGTTTGATATTAATATTACCCACACAGCAGCAAGAGAGGTTGATATGCAAAAACCAAAACAACGCGCTGTATACTTTACCGATGACGAATGGAAGCGAGTAAAGAAAGCAGCAGAAAAAAGCCCACAACGAAACACTACTCACTTTGTTAGTGAGGTAGTAATGAAAGCAGTTAAGCGGAGTGAGAAATGAAGATACTAAGCGCGAGCAGAATCTTAAGTATGGACTCAATGGAAGTCCCGAAGGATGGATTTTCTTTTGTTTTCTTTTTGATTAATGACGGAGAGATTGTTTACGTAGGTCAAACTAAGCACATTGCTGATAGATTAAACAATCACTTACTGTCTGGTAAGTCATTTGACAGACATTTGAAAATTGAAGTTAAAGATGAGCACGTTGATGTTATTGAAAGTTGCTATATACACAACCCACAGCTCGTAATGACGTAAACCTAAATACTGGTGAATCTAAGAATTCCCCAGAGAAAAGTGCACCATTAACAATGTCTAGAATATCAATGATGCTATGTGAGCTTATTGATATGGAGAAGAAGGGTTAATCATGGGAATTCCAGTATTAATTCTAGGTGAATCAGGAGTGGGCAAGTCAACAAGCTTGCGCAAGCTATCGCCAGAAACATGTGTAATTACCCAGCCAATTAAGAAGCCGCTTCCATTCAGAAATCAGTTTAAATATATGACTAAAGATGGTGGTCAGATATTAGCGTCAGACAATGCAGAGCAAATCTGCCGACTAATGGATAAGGCAGCTAAGGCTGGTAAGAAGCAAATTATCATCGATGACTTTCAATACATTATGGCAAATGAGTTTATGCGCCGAAGTAAGGAAAAGTCATACGACAAGTTTAACGATATTGGCTATAACGCATGGTCAATCATCAATAAAGCTCAGGAGATAGAAGGTGACTGTCGAGTTTACTTTTTAGCTCACACAGAGACCGACATGACAGGCAGAGTGAAGATTAAAACAATCGGAAAAATGCTTGATGAAAAAATAACACTGGAGGGGATGTTTACAATCGTTTTAGGTGCTGGCGTTAATGATGGTAACTACCACTTCACCACGCAAAACAACGGCAGCAACACAGTAAAAAGCCCTATGGGCATGTTTGAAGAATTATCTATCGACAACAACTTAAAGCTAGTCGATGACACAATTGTTGAATACTACAATCTTGGAGAATAAGAAATGAATACAACTATGTTTAGCTACAACCAGGAAATGGCAACTCAGATTGGCGGCGGTCTTCAGTATGTATCTGGCGGCTACGACCTAAAGATTACTCGCGCCCAGTTTGTTGAAAATAAATTCCTTGAGTTCGACTTCGAAGAGAAGGAAGGTCGCAAGTTTAACTTCGTATCAATCAACTACCAAAAGAACGACGGAAACCCTAATGAGTTTGGTTGGAAGATGATTAACGCAATCATGGGCTGTGTTGGCGCTCAAACTCTAACAGCTGACCAACAAGGAAACTGTCCAGAGCTTAATGGTAAGTATCTAAAGGGTGTCCTTCAACGCATTAACTACACCAAGACAAGTGGCGATAAAGCCGGCGAGCAAGGGTTTAAGTTTGAGTTTAAGCTTCCTGCAAGCATCAGTACTGGCAAGACAGTTAAAGAAACTCTTGAGAACAAGCCTGCTGAGTCATTCGAAAAGTGCGCAGCATCGATTGAAGATAAGGACGAAGCTCCTCGTGGAAACTTTAGTCAACCGCAACAAGCTCAACCTCAGCATAACGATGTTCCTGCGGATTTCGACGACGACATCCCATTCTAAATCATTGTTTTTAAAAGTAATTTAATTTAATTAACGGGCACATAGTGCCCTTATTGGAGATAAGAGAATGAGCGTATTTGATGATTTATGGAATGACGAACAACTAACAGGCAAACAGGTGATTGAAAAGCTATGGTCAATGCAAGCGGGAAAAAATGTCTACTTCGCACTGACCACAGAAGACAAGCACGAGCCTGACAAATACCCAGTTAACGACTTCTTTTCTTGGCGTGGCAGTTATTGCGAGCCATCAATATGGAGCGAGGGAGATACAGTCTACCCTTGCAGTTATTTAATCAAGAAGTTGGAGGAGTTTTTTAACTCAGTCCAAACCGGATGGAAAGGTGGAGAATTTGCCATGGATGAAGATTGCAGACTTTGGTGCGATCCTGAAGGCTATGCAATGCAAAGGGGTGTAAAGGCGGTCATTGAAGACGAATGCGCAATATACATAGTTGTCGGTCAATTTGAATTTTAACCACCACAGGCGGATTTATTCCGCCTTACTTAAAGGATATGAGAAATGAATGAGCTACAACGTACATTAGAGTGGTTTCAAATTGCCATCCCAAACCCTACAGTTGAGACTACATGTGTTCAAATTGGCTGCGCTCTAGAGGAAACGGGCGAACTAGCCAAGAGTTTAGGGTGTAGTCAATTAAGTGGAAACCTAAATGGACACTCAAGCTTCTACAAAGGAAAGAGCGTCTACGCAATTAATGAGCTAATGCTTATGGATTGCGACACGGCAAAACAGGTTCTTGATGATATCGTTGATGAAATCGTTACCCGGGTCGGAATCGCTCACTGCATGGGTTTTGACATAATTGGAGCGCTAGCAGAAGTTAATCGCTCAAACTTCTCTAAATTCGAAGATGGAAAACCAGTCTTTGATGCTGATGGCAAAATCACCAAGGGTAAGCATTACACGCCACCACAGCTAAGTGAGTTCATCGGTGAACCCAAAGCATAAGCAAGCAATCAAACAGCGCTATAGTGAGGCTATGGCGCTTAAATTAGATACAGAACAGTTTGAAGAATTACGCGCAATAAGACGTAGAGCTATTGAGTTAGGTTATACTCATGACCAGGTGACAGAAGTATTTAGAGAGGTAAGAAATGACAGAGAGGGTATCAAACAGATCGAGCCTGATGTGGCAGTAGCAACAGAAGAGCTACCACCAGCGCAAGAAAAGCAAGCAGCGCCAGTGTCAGAAAAAGAATTTTCCCGAAGAGTTGAGGTTGGCTATAGCACACCTACAGGAGTGACTGAGAGTGGTGTTAGAAAGAGTGGTGCCAGTGGTGGCAAATCAATAGTCGATGGAATTTTATAAACAGCAAGAGGAAACAAAAATGTCAGAACATATTCAACGAATGAAACTAGAGCACAAGGAACTAAAGGAAAAAACTGATAAGTTAGGCGCGTTTATTCATGGTAACGAGATATTCAAAACGCTTGATGATATCGAGCAGTCAAGAATGATCAAGCAACACGGATTCATGGAGGCCTATCTACAAGTTCTAGAGCAAAGGATTTGGGTAGCACAGTAAAACAAACCATATAACAAATACCTCGCATTGCGGGGTTTTTTTATTGCCTGTAGATTACTTGAAAGGTTTTACCTATCAAACCGGCAATCAACCATCGAGACAAACGATTATCTTTCATGGCCAGTTAGTCAGATAATAGCTCTATCGAAAACACAGGAGATAAAACAATGTTTAACACAGACAACCGCACCGGCTCATCAATCATCTTTAACGAAAAGCTAGGTGTAATTTACGCATTCGAAATTGAAAACTTTGACGATGTTGAGGATATGCACTGCAAATGCCTCTGCAAGTGGGCGCGACTAAATAAAGGCTTGGTATCTTTCAAAGCAGAAAAGAAAGGAAGCAAGTTCATTGTTAAGGATTCTGACGATTTCATTCTTGGTAAGTACGAATACATGTCCGAGGCTCAAGAGCGTGCTGACGAGCTAAATGAGGAGAGTAATCGTGAAGTCATGCAAGACAATAACCATAACCCTAAATAAGCCGCCACAGCACATTGCAGGCTTTTTAAAGATGTGGATGTGTATTGGCTCATTAGTTACCAAATGCATTGTACAGCGTCACAGCTACGAGACTAAGCACGGTAACTTTACAGTAAGCATTAACAAGCAAATAAGCATTAAACAGATTGGAGAGTAGGGATATGAGACATATTTTAGAGATCCACAAAAACGCAGAGGGAAGCAAGCTGGCTTATCTTGGTCCAGAACGTGGTGATTCATGCCTAAGAATTGCAGGGCCAAAAGCTTGGGGTGGTAGCACGGAATTGGCTAGACTGGTCATTGACGATAGAGATCTTGTTAACTACATCAAAGACTATGCGCCACATTTGATAAAAGAGCTTTTAGAGATTGGAGAGTAGATAGATGAGAAAAATCAAAGTGGCATGCAGCCCATTAACAAACGTAATTTACGCAGGTAAGACAATAAAAAACGGCACTATGTTTGGCGCTAACAAAGAAGACGTAACAATGGACTGCCTTATTGCAGTTGTTGGGCACGCACTTAAGTTTGGCGCGCCTATTGAGATTTGCACGCCAGACGGGAAAGTCGAATTCGAAATTACTGTTAAAGATATGCGTTAACCCACCCTTTATTAGGAGATATAGAATGGAAAAAGTAACACGTAATCAGGTAAAGGACGGTTGCAAATACAAAATAAAACTAAGCGACTGTTACGGTGAGTATCACAACATTGTTACGGCTAAATTTTACAAGCACGGCTCAAGAGTAGACCAAATGAAAGCAAAGTTTCGATTTATCGATGAGTACAATCGAATCATACCAGCTCGTTATGCTGAAGAGATTTTCGAACTCAAAGCCAGCGGCGAACAGGCATAAGCCTACATTAATAGGAGATGAGAAGATGAAACACGAAGAACGACAAATTTTAGCGCACACCCTTGGCGCACAACCTAGATATCGAAAGAAGGACTGGGGATTTAGGAACAGATTTCTTGCAGGCGTTGGTAGTGATGATTTTAAGCACTGCGAATCACTTGTTAATCAAGGGATGATGATTAAACGATCTGGATGGCGTGATGATGAAGCGTACTTTGCAGCAACAAAAGAAGGCGCAATAGCTGTAGGGTTTAAGCAGTACCAACTGCGCGGTAAAGAATTCCCATCAAACTAACCCACCAGGAGGTGTTAAAGCCTCCTTTAGTTGAAAGCATGAAGGAGTGAAAGCTCCTTTTTTAATGGTTGACTCATGCGCATAACAAGCGTATATTTATTTAAAACAACGGAGAGTAGAAATGAAGAAACTTGAGATTCTTTTCACCAGCAAGCAACACCTAAACATCGATGATTTAATGGATGTTTTGGGTTCAAACAAAAGCCAATTAGCTAGAGCAGCTATGGAGTTAGGTCTGAATCAAATCAAAGAACTAGCAGCAAGAAACACTGAATCAGCTCAAGAGCTTGTTGCAATGAGCGACTTTAAAGCTAAGCAATAAAAAATGCGCCAGCCGACCAAAGCAATAGCGCATAATGTAAGTACGAGGTAATTATAATGGCAAGAATTAGGACAATCAAACCTGAGTTTTTCACTAGCGAATCGATACTCTCAATAGAGCCATTGGCTAGGTTGCTTTTTATAGGATTATGGTGCGAGTCTGACCGAGATGGACGCCTTGCTTGGAAACCAAAGACCTTAAAGTTTAGGTATTTACCTGCTGACAATGTTGATATGGACGACCTTACAGAGCAACTGGTAAGCGAGGGTATGATTTTGATTTACTCAAGTGATGGTCATGAGTATTGCTGGATACCAAGCTTTTCGAACCACCAAGTAATCAACAATAGAGAATCAAAAAGTGTAATACCACCACACCCATATGATGACGGATGCGGATCAAAACCTTCAAAGATACCCACATCAACAAGAAGAGAGTTGTTAAATGAGCACTCAGAATGTTGCAGATGCGGAGACACGGAAGACTTAACAATTGACCACATACTCCCCCAATCCTGCGGAGGTAGTCATGATATCGAAAACCTTAGAGTTATGTGTCGCTCATGTAACGCATCAAGACCCGTATCAGGCTTACCATTAAGAAGGGATTTAGAGTCTGACGGATATGATTTTGATGACTTACTTTTACGCGTCGGCACGCGTCAAAGCACTAATGAACGCGTGAAAGCGGAAGGAAAGGAAGGAAGGAAAGGAAAGGAAGGGAATGGAACTGGCGACAGCCTTGATTACGAAAAGATAAAAGAGATATTCAATAGCACTCTAACCAAAGCTTCTTCAGTTGCAAAACTTACTGACAAGAGAAAGAGATTAGTCAAAAAGCTATTCACTGATTTCTCTTTGGATTATGAGAAGTTTACGAATTACCTTTCATTCCTAAACGATCACCCTGATACGCAATGGATGTTCCAGAAGCGACCTAAGAATGACGGAAGCGGACAAAACTGGAACCCTCAAACTTTTGAATACTTTGTTGGCGAGAAGTGCTTTTTAAACGCTAAGGAAAACCTACAGTGAATTACGATAACTACGAGCTTGAATTTGTAAGCGCCCTAATGACCTCTCAAGCGACCCCAGACTTTATTGAAGTGATGGGAAAGATTGAGCCAGTAATGTTTCAGAATGGATCATTCAGAACAATGTTCTCCGCCGTTAAAGAGCTTTACTCAAAGGGGGTTGAATTTGATGTCCTAGCGGTTGCCGATAAGACAGGTATTGATTGGATGGGCATGGTCGAGATGATAAAGAACTCAACTGGACATGCATCGCGAGTTAAATACTTTGCCAAGCGTGTTCGTCAGGGATACTACCTTAGAACGGCTAGAGATGAATTTACCCGCGTAATCGATGCTATTGATAACTGCGCAGATGAGACAATGATTGGCGAAATCGCGACAATGGTTGAATCGGCAGTAGTTAACTTGGTTGTTGAGACTGACAAGAAAAAGCCAGTAATTGCCAGCGAGTTAACTCAAAGCTACATGGAAGTGCTGGAGAATCGATTAAGTGATAATGACCATGACAGAAGATTGCGATTTGGCATTCAAGCTATCGATGAGAAAACAGGTGGAGTAAACCCTACAGACCTAATTGTTTTGGGTGGCTGCCCGGGCATGGGCAAGACAGAGCTAATGGTTACGCTATCAAATGCAGCATCAAGCGATAAAGCTGGCGCGTTAATGTTCTCTCTTGAAATGTCAGAAGTGGAGCTAATAGAGCGTTCAATTGCTATCGACTCAGGGCTTTCAATCACCAAACTTAGAAACCCATTAGATCTAGATGATTACGAAGTTGCAAGAATTGGCGAGAGTATGAATCGAGTTAGCGAGAAGAAGTTCCACGTTCTTGACCAAGCTGGATTGTCTATTAACGAGATATTCTCTCAGGCACTTGACCACAAAGCTAGATTCCCTGAAACAAACCTAATTTGTGTTGACTATGCCGGACTTGTCAACACAAGCGAATATCAAGACCAAGTAAGAGCGCTTGGTGAAGTTGGAAAGAAACTAAAAGAGCTAGCCAAGAAAATTCAAACTCCAGTGATTCTACTATCTCAGGTTGTATCAAAGAACGTTGAGCAGCGCGGAGATAAGCGACCGATGGCAAGCGACCTTAAAGGCTCAAGTGAACTACAGGACGCGGCAGACTGGATTATCTTTCCTTACCGTGATGTCGTTTATAACGAAGATTCACCATGCGCCGATATTGCAGAAGTTAACTTTGCAAAGGCTCGCCACGGAAAACAAGGCGCAGCATACATGGGATGGAAAAACGGGCACTTTGTTGAGACTGATATTTACCAAGCTCAAGAGATGGTTAAGCAATCAAAGCAAAGTCCAACAAAGAAAATGAGCAAAGATTTTTAATTAGGCACTTACCAAAAGATAAGAGGGTAGAGAGATGGAATCAGTTAATTATACGTATGAAGAAGAGATCGGATACTGCCAAGATATTGGAGATTGGATTGAGTATAAAATTATAGACAAGTCGGGAGCTGTTATCGCAAGAGCAGTTTGCGAGAAAAGCGCCGAACTAATCGTAGCAGCACTTAACGGAGTTGCGCCATGAGTGATGAGTTATGGGTAACTAAGTTTGAGGACATATTAGCTGTGTCCTCTGCTTTAAATGATGGACTTGAAGAAGGTAAGGTGCTGCGCGTGTCGATTTCTGATAAGCGCTCACTAGATGCCAATGCTCAAGTCTGGGTGTGGGTGCATAAGATTGCTAAGTTCATGGGATGGACAATGCCAGAGACGCGAATGGAACTTAAGCTAGAACATGGATTGCCAATTATCCTGGCAGATGCTGAGTATGGACCGAAAACTAAATTTGTCTTGGATAAGTGCGGTTTCGATTCTATGAGCCGAGAGAGTCAACTAAACCTAGTCGATTTCCTTCCTATAACTAGGCTATTTTCAACGAAACAACATAATGCATACCGAGATAGCATTGAAGTTCATTTCGCTCGTCAGGGGCTTTGTCTGGAGTATTTAAATGGGTAACTTGGCAAGAAGTAAGAAAATAATGGCAGCAGCCAAGGGGCAGGATTGCACACTTCGATTAGTGGGAATCTGTAACTTTAATCCTGAAACAACTGTAGCAGCGCACGTAGGGCGACGCAGAGGCATGGCATGTAAGTCAGGTGACAATATGGTCGTCTTTGCTTGTTACGACTGTCACAACGCCATAGAGAGCGAGAGAGCGCTATATGCAGACGATAAACTCCGATCACTAGAAGAGACTCAGGAAATTTTAATTGATAAAGGTTTACTGGTGGTTAAATGAGTAATTATGTAATTGGAATAGACCCGGGCGCAACAAAGGGTCATGGAGTTGCAACCTACGAGAATGGGGTTTTGATTGATTTGTCCATGATGACTTTAATGGAGCTAATGGAGCACCTTAATGGACTTGGTGAAATTCCAGTAATTCACATTGAAGATATGATGTCTCAGAAGGGAAATTGGCACACAGGAAAGCAATCGCAAAAGGCGTCCGCGAAATCTGGTGAGCACCTTGGTTATTGCAAGTGGGCTCAGGTTGAGGTTGAGAGACTTTGCGAATACCTTGGTTTAAGGGTGGTAAAGCACAAGGTTTCTAATAGGTGGAAGGATAAGAACGGAAAAGCTCAATTTGAAAAGGTTACCGGATGGAAAGGAAGAAGCAATCAAGATACTAGAAGTGCTGCTTACTTTGGATTTCTTGGTATTTAGTTATAAGGGAGTCTATAAGGCTCCTTTTTTATTATAAAAAAAGTATTTACAATGATTACTGCGTATCGTAATCTATGTTCATCCAAACGGGATAACTAATTAATAGAGTGAGAAATGAAATGACACGTTTAAATAAATCTATCCGCAATAGCATCATCAACAACGCAATCAAGGCATCTGGTGTAAACACTCGTCAAGAGGCACTGATCAAACGTCGCGCTAAATTGGCCGATGATGTCCGCTTGTTTGCAATCGGCGGATCAGAGCGCGAGGCTGAATTAAATGCCGCATATGACAAAGTAGTTAAATACGCAAAGACCAATACCGTTGAGAGTTTTATTGACATTGAAGTATCACGTTCAGAGGGGTATGGGATTAATGTGAACTTTGCTGGTCGAGCTGTGGATTTGTATTTCACGGGTAAAGAAGAATATTGTTACAGCGATGCCGTTTCTAAACCTTATGTTAATACCAGTTATAGCAAACGTATAGCTATCACCGCTGACAACCCACTTAACGATGAATTCGACGCCATCAATAAAGAGCAGCGCATCATTGACGATTTACGTACTCAGGTTAAATCTGAAGTAACAGCTATGGTGAATAGCGTAACCACGATTAAGAAATTACTTGAATTGTGGCCTGAATCTGAAGGACTGTTACCTGCTGGAGAAAAGTCACAGTCAACAGCACTAGTGGCTGATGTTAATAAATTAAACACGATGATCGGCCTTCCAAAGGAATCTTAATGCCAATAACTAATAAAACATGCTTGTGCGGCTGCGGTCGCACATTTATCGGGACTAGTCGCAGGAAGTGGGCAACTCCATACTGCAAGACTAAGAACGCTAGAAAGGTCAAGCTTGAGAAGGCTCAGGAAGAGATTGACCTACTGAAAATTAAAGTAGATTTTGAGAGTGAGTGTGGATAAATGAACTACGAAGAGATGAGTGATAAGCAGATTAACAAGCGTGTGGCTGCATTACTTGGACTTAAAGAAAGCCCGGTATCAGATATGATGTACGGAAGTGGGTTGGTTATTTACCCGCACGATAACGAAGTGAATTTTAACCCATGCAACAACCCATCAGATGCATGGCATATTATTGTTGAGAATAAAATTACCATTCAACTTAGGGATTCCTTGGGGCTTAAGACTTTAGCAGTGTCAGGTGATAGCGATCACGCTGACGAAAATCCACTACGCGCCGCAATGATTTGCTTCCTTAAAATGAAGGATTCAGAGAAATGAAAAACCAACCATATTACGACCGTCTAATCAGCTTCAATCCTAACGCAGTGAGTGAAGAGGAAGAGCTTAACACCGAGATTGAATTTACAGGTGGTAGCGCATTTAAGTTATTTAGATTGATGCTCGCTGGTGGGTTTATTGGCTGGTTGCTTTTCATGTTCTTTGGGGCATAAAAAAAGCCCCAGGGTGAGTCTGGGACTAAGGAGTGAGAAATGAAACGTTTGGTTTCGAGTGCAATAGAGATGTGTAACGACACCTTAACTCATGATGCAGTTTTTAGCAATGATTTAGGTGAGCCTATTGGAATGGCTGAGTTGGATGCTTTGATTGATGAAGCTGAAGATGATTACACTAAGATGTGGGTGGATATTAATAAAGCCTATGAGAATGGCATTGTTTAACCGGAGGGTTAATGTCAGGAAAGCGACGAGGAAAGAGAAGTAGCTGTGCTTACAACATGAAGCCGCACCAGAACAGTAAACACGTTCGTTTACGCAGGTCGGCAATCTACGAATCTAACCGCCTTAATAGGGGGTGATCAATCTAGATTCATGCAGTGATGCAGATATCGAGATTACGTTGAGAAACGCATTTACCGTTTGGCACATTTGAAAGATGATCGGATTGAGAGAGCCCTTTTCTATCGCTACCGGAGGGCTCTTTCTTATTGGTATAATGAGTTTTTAACTGGAGATGAAACATGATTTTTGAATTACTGAAGTTTGAGGAAGGGTATCGAGAGAAGCCTTACCATTGCAGTGAGGGTTACCCTACGATTGGAATTGGGACAAAGATTGGGCCAAAGAATGCTGACCTTGATTTATATCAATTTACGGTGAGTGAGTCAGTTGCCAAGTCGATGCTCGATGATGAGCTAATGAGCATCCGGAAAGAGCTTGTTAAGCATCGTTGGTACACTCAGCTTGATTTGAGTCGCCAGGATATTATCAAGTCGATGTGTTACCAGATGGGTATTGCTGGCGTGTTTAAGTTCAAGAAGATGATTAAAGCACTTGAAGTGAAAGATTGGGAAGAAGCAGCCAATCAAGCCTTGGATAGTCGATGGGCTAAACAGACTCCAAAGCGCGCTAACCGTCATGCAGATGTTTTGCGTAGTGGTAACTTTGAGTTGGTTTACGGTGAGATTCTGAGGGTTTAGTTATGGGTTGGTTTAGTAACTTTTTCTCATCATCGAAAGCTGTGGATAACGTACTCGATAAAGATAACGGTCTACTTGCGCAAGCTGGTGAGTGGATTGGCAATATGTCTTACACGGACGAGGAAAAGGCAGAGTCTAGAGAGAGGCTTAATCAGGGCTTGGTTGAGTACATTAAGACAACACTTAGCGAAAATACCATTCGCTCAAAGACACGTAGATTTGTAGCAATTATGTGGATTAGTGTTGAGTTGTTTTTGGTTCTTCTTACTTGCGCTTCTGCTCCGTTCGATATCGAGCTTGCCAAGTTCTACTGGTCGGTTGCAACTAGCGAGTTGATGTTTTGGGGCACCATGTCTGTGATTGGATTCTTTTTCGGTCCATACATGATTGGCAATCACTTCAAGCGAAAATAACAAAGGGGCTTAATTGCCCCTTTAACTATTCAGGCTGTGGATCTAGCGGCGTCAAGTTGTCAGTCTCTTTAATTGGCGTTAAGCTCTTACATTCCATGCAGCGTTTCCAATCTGACGAACCAAGTGTAACCTTTTTGTATAGCGTACCAATGCAAGTTTTGCACTCTGGTCCAGAGTAAACAGTTTCGTCACTCATATTAAGCTCCATAATATTTATTGATGATAGCCAACTGATCGACCTCATACTGAGCATCAATGTCAGCAAGTTTAGCGCGTGCAGCAATTACCTTTTCGGTTTCAGTGCTGCCGTCACGAGCCTTTGCTATGTTATATGAATTGGTTGCGTCAAGCACATCTTGGTAATGCTTATCGTTAAGCGCGTCCATTTCTTCTGCAAATAATTCATCATTACTTTTTGGTGGATTAACAATCGCCTGAAACTCACCCCAAGTTAAATGCTTATGCAAGTAACCTTCGCATTTTTCTTCAGGCCATTGAGTGCCGTCTAGTGACGGCTGCCACGTAGAGCCATCTTTTGAATAAAATAATTGCTGTTCATTTGGGAGTTCCATTTTAAGGCACCTTGTATTCTGTTACTTTTTGTTTCGACCCACGAGTCTGGGTGAAGAGATAAGATGAACCAGGCTTTACAATTGCAGTGGCTGATGCATACACCACCTCTGATACACTTGAAAATCCAGAAGATGCTTCCACAAATGACTCTCCATCAACCTTAATCTCAACCCTTGATTGTAAGTTTGCCGTTGTCGAGCTATAAACTACAGTTACATGAATTGTATATGGTTCGTTGTTTGTATAAGACACATCTTGAGCTCTCGCCGATGTTACATCTATATACTTTCTACCGTCAATTTTTGTATCAAAGGTTGAGATTAATGACTCTTCATCATTAATGTCAGTCCACAAGCCGCGCTCTTCTGATAGGCCAAAGAATCGGAATCCATCAGTGATAACAGATAAATCAACATCAACAACAATATCAGAACCATCTTCAGTAATTCTCACACCGTTTGTGGAAATGTCATCAACCAATGCTTGCAGTTGCGACCCGTCAGGTAATTTGATGCCACCATATTGACTAGTCTTGGTAATTAAGCCTGCTGCATCTTTCGCATATCGACGACGAAGAATACCGGTATTATTGCCACTATTTAAAATGCCATCTACGTAAGTAATTTGGTCTGCATTTATTGTAATAACCTCAACGCCTGAAACAACCTCATCGCCCACTTCGTATAGTGTTGGCGTAACGCCAGGTAGTGGATCTCCCGTTGAGCCAATAACGTTCCAATTCTGATTCCCTTTGAGTCGATTTTCTACAGTATTTGAAAATGCCTGTGTTAGGGTGAATTGGCCATTGTTTGTGGTAAGAATAAAATTATTTAGCTCTACAACCTCAGACGATTGAGGGATGTTGGTTGGTAAGTCAAGGACTCGCCCTGTTGATATATCAAGAATTAACCTGGCATTATCTAGATTTGTTCCTGCAACACTAGTCACTAATACATTATTTATGTCAGAGTACAAAAGCCCGAAATCAAACGCAATGGATCGAAGGTCTGACTCCAAGAAATTGCTATCAGCACCATTTACCGGATAGTAATAAACTTGCTGATCATTTCTATCGTCAATAGACAGTGAATAAGCTCCATCAACATTAATAGCAACTGGAGAGCCGTTATAAGTTGGGATTCCTCCTGCATTTGTGAGGATTGGATATTCAGCAGGGACAGAGCTTCCATCCTCCTGAACTAAAGTTGCCTCCTTTTGGTTAGATGGTATGCGAGGGTCTGTGTCTGGCTCTCCAATGTAAATTTTTCCATTGAATACAGGTCTTCCCCTTGTCGGGTCGGCCACGTACATGTAAGGTAATAGTACTAACATTTTAGCTTCCTATAGGTTTGATTTATGGATTTTATTGCTATTGCTGCGTTTCTTCTGGTTGTGTATCTGTGCCGCTTAGCCAGGTAACTAAGCCAGAGCGCATAATTGCTCGTTTGTCATCTTCTGGTAACAGCTCAAGCCAGCGTTGATATTTCTCGCTTCTTTCTAGCGCTCTATCTGCTGCTTTTCGTTTAAGTTCTGATTTTACAGACTTATCTCCATAGGCCTTTATTGCATTTTTAAACTCAGCGCTAGATAGTAACTTATCAGCCGACTCTCTAACCGGGTCCTTTCCTCCAGATAAAAGAGATTCAGTAAGAACTGCCGTAGTGCCTACACCGGGAAGTCCGCTAACGCTTGTAGCACCCTCTGCTGCTGCAACCTTTCTTCCAGTCTGATAAAGCTTTGATAGCATCCCGTCAGCCTTGTCAAAGTTATCTAGAAGACCGTTAATTACTCCAGTTCTAACTCTTTCCTTTCCTAGATTTCTAATACCTCTGGATACTTGGTATAAATCATCCATCCTTTGCGCTGCGCCTTTTGGTAGGTTTTTCATTATTCTACTCTTGGCTGCTTTATTTCTGGATAGCCCCTCATACCAATCTACAAATCCACCAACAGCCAATTGCTGCTCAGAACGTGCAGACCCAGAGAATACGTCATTCAATGCGGATACAACGGCTTTCTCCCTTTGATCCTTTGGTAGTGCGTTAATAATCTGGTCGAACTGTTTATAATCTCCACTAGATAGCTTTTTCATTGATTGGCCAAGCTTTGGCATGATGGCACCAGATAGGTCTTTCCCTAGCAGCCCTATTGAATCTTCCTCTAGTGATTTTCTTTGCGCTACTAGGCTCTTGGCTGCATTCCACAAGTCAGCAGCGCCAGCCTCGTTAGCTGCTTGTTCTTGCACATCAGTTAGTACTGAGTACATTCTCTTTAAAGCGCCAGATTCAGCATCTTTGTATGGGCCAGCTGCTTTTCTTAATGCTTGACCTATTTTCTTTCTTTCAAGGTCAAGTTTTGCATATGTTGGATTGCTCTTTGCTATATCAAGAAGCTTTCTCTCTAGCGGTTCAAGGTTTTCAATTCCACCCATTTCAGAAGCAATCTCGTCAATTCTCTTAGTTAGCAAATCTGTGTTTACTCTTGAGCCTTTCGGGATTGCCTTTGTTATCTCTCCGTAGGTTGCTTCAGCTTCCTTTCCAAGATTATCGATAGTTGAAAGCATGTCAGATTTAATTTGCTCAGACAATGCTGATTTATCAATCTGACCACCAAACTCAGTTATTAGATCATCTGCCTTTTGCGATACTTTGCTGATTGCCTCTTTCTGCTGAAGACTTAGCTGACTAGTTGGTATTGCAGATATAGCACCCTCAAGCTCTCGGTAAATCTGAGATCCAGAAACCTGACCTGGAGTTAAATCCTCTGAGACTCCAAGTCTTTCCGCTGCCTCTACAATTTCACGCTCTGGAGCTACGTCAGATGCAATATCTCGCATTTGAGGCTTTCTTGCCTGTGATTGTTTAGCTACTTGCTCTACAACCTCCCCCTGCCTTGCTGATTGCATTTCAGGCGATAGCTTGTCGCCAATTCTTCCAGTCTCAGCTTCAATAGCCTCGGAAGTTAACCGCTCCGCCTTTCCTGCTGATTTATTGCGCATTGCCTTAATGTATGGGCCTACAGCTTCCAAAGCTCCGGTTGCAACCAAATCTAAAACAACATTCTCAGGGTTGAATTCACCACCAGCAAGCTCCTGTAATCCTTCAATACCGGCAGTGGTAGCACCTGTAGCGGCGGTTATTGCTTTAGCTCCACCAGCGCCAGCGGCTGGAAGAGATGCGGCAAACTGTCCAAATGCAGGAAATAGGTCGGACGCAGATAGGCCGGGCTTATTTAGAACTACACGCTGACCGGTCTTGTTGTTTGCTGCGATTACATTGCCTTTTTCATCATACTGAATCCCGAAGTCAGGGCTGGCATCTTTTAGAATACTGGCTCTTTCGTTAGGGTCTTCAGTTATAGCGATAGCACCTGCAACCTTTGCTGCGTCCATTGGGTCCATTGTTGAAAGAAACCCAGAAGCCTCACCGCCAACTAGAGCCGACTCTAACTCTGGAAGTTCACGTGTTGCCCTAGTTTCTCTGGATTCACCGGTAAACATATCTTTCATTGTATCCATGAAAGAAGGCTCTTCAGGTTGAGCTTGGAATAAATCGCGACCTTGCGCAGATTCTTTATTTTGTGGTGCAAATAAGTCTCTAGCCATATTAACCGTTTAACCTCGCCATAACCTGCTCTCGGGTTAGATTATTCTTTCTCATTGTCTCTTGAATGTCGGCTTCTGTAACATCTCCATACTTTTCATTAGAGAAAACAACACCTCCGCCATTTTTATCTCCCTGAGATTCACCCGTAGTGTAACCTTTTCGATTAGCTTCTTTTTCGTAGTTTTTAATGACTCGATCATAAGCGTTTGAGATTGTTTTTAGCTCCTTCTCTAGAGCTGGCTTACTCATGCCTTCACGAAGTCTGCTAGATGCCGATGCAATAACCTGGATATCTTTGTCGGTTAACGGGCCAGACATTACACTAAGATTCTCAATTGTCATTGAGTTCTTGATATTATCTAGATATGCCTCAGCTTCAACGCCAGTGGTGGTAATTGCTGGGATTCGCCCAGTGTAGCCAGATAGTGAATCCATATAATCTTCATTATTCAAAAGCTCAGAAACTGCTTTCTTGTTCTGGTTTGCTTGATAAATACCTTCGTTTATCTTTTGCTCATCAGCAACCTTACCCTTATTAACCTTTTCCTCTTGCTCTTCGATTTGACCTTGAAGCTTGTCGATTTCAGCTTGAGTTTTCGCGTTCTTTTGTCGTCTTTCTAGAGCCTTGAGTTTATTTTCTTCCTTTCTAATGTTTAGCTCGATATCTTTTTGCCTAACAAGCTCTTTCTGATACTCATCCATTGGTTTGGGTTGCTCACCGCGCATTACCTTTTCCCATTGAGCATGCTCCTCGGGAAACATGGTTGCAGCCAAAACCTCAGCCTGTTGCAATCCTCCATTTGGGTTCTTAAGGTGAGAGCCAAGAGCCGACATTGTCTGGGATGGGTCTCCGCCGCTCCTTGTTATCTCTTCAATCCTAGCTGCGTAAATATCCTCAGCTTGGTCTGGATTGCTCAGAATGCTAAACAAGTCTGTTTTGAATTTATCTTTGCGAGCTTGCTCCTGAATTCCCATGCCTTTGTAAATATTGTCTTGAATATTCGAGCTAAGCTGTGGGTTCTTCATTAAGAATGCAGACACTTGGTTCATATCGCCAGTGTCTACAGCAGCTTGAAGTTGTGACATTGTTTCTTGCTGCTTAGCCTGTTGCTCATCACGCTCGCGCTTTTCAGATAAAGCGCCAAGACCTTGGCTTAATTGTTGAAAGCCGCCGCTGTAATCAGCAGGTTTAATTAGAAATGGATTACCGTTAGCCATTAGTCAACGCTCCCGAATATTTTCTTGCTAAGATAGTTAGGATTAAAGATCCCTCCACCTGACTTATCCCAGCCAAGCACGCCAGCTACATCACGTATAGGTGAGTCTTCATCAACGCCCCACTGATCCATAAAGTGACTACCTATGTTTCCTCCTGCCTGGCCTTTAAGTGCCGATTGCCAGCTTGCAATTCCCTTATTGTGAGCCACGTTTTGAGCTAATGCGGCAGCAGCAATCCAGCCAATAGGGTTCGATGCTAATGCCGATGCTCCAGCACCTCCGCCGGACGCAGCGCCTCCACCAGCAGCAGCTCCCCCTGATGCTCCAGCACCTCCGCCAAATAAACCAGATAGACCGCCACCCATGCCGCCAGCACCGCCACCTGAAAACATCTGGTAGCCCTGAAGTGCTTGCATTGGGTTGATTCCCATTCCCATGCCCTGTTGCTGTTGTCGTGGCTGGTTCATTGCTGAGTAATCCAGACCACCGGAATCAACAGGAGAACCGTAGTAATTGCCTGTGTAGTACATTATGACAACCTCTCTTCAATGCCTTTCTTATTAATCATCTTGTATCCGCTTGAGTGAGTGGTTACAAGTTCAGGCCAAACTTTCTCAATCTCTTGAGCTACATATCCAGAATCATCACCTGACATTCCAAGCCCTTTAGCGTCATCATTCCAAGTCCATGAGTATTTACTAATCATTGGGTGAGATGTCTCTGACACTTTGACCAGGTTGTCTTTTAGGCGCTCATCGGAGAACATGCCGTAAGCCTGCATGCCTAAGTTGGCAAGTCCCATCATATTACCAAAACCAGCCTGATTCCCTGCTTGTTGGTTTTGAGCTGCCGCAATTTGACCTTGGCCAAGTGTCTGACCAATTCCTGCCGTCATGCTAGCAATCTGATTTGCGTTACTAGGAAGTCCAGCCATTGATTGCAGTCCGCCTAATTGACCAGCCATAGCCTGATTGGTCATGTTGTTAAGTAGATTGTTTTGGACGCTTGCAACGTTGGCAATAGAGCCGCCACCTCTCAGCCCGCCAGTTGCGGAAGCGTTTCTAAGTGCTGCCTCTTCCATTTGTCCAAGCTGAGATTGATACAATGGATTTGACTGAACTTGCTCTTGCATTTTCTTCTGAAAATCAAGGTATCCAGTAGGAGAACCATAAATACCCTGCATTTGCTGAAGGGCTTGATCCCTAATTTCGGTTGGTAGCTTATTTTGCTCCTTTAGGTAGTCCAAAGCCTGTTGTTGATATTGTGCTTGTATATTTGCTGCATCGGTAGCTGCTGATGATGTATCATCGCCGCCGCCACCAAAGATATCACCTATTACGCTCATTTCATCATTACCTCATATTCGTTCAAGTCCATAACCTTAACGAATCCACAGTTAAGGCATAGATTTTTTACTGACTTAAGTTTAACACATGCCGTTACTGCTTCGCACCAAGCGTAAGTTGAGAAGGCGAATTGACAGAATTGATTGATCGCCTCTCTTAGCAGAAGCTTGTTTTTCCCTTTTGCGGCAACGTGACAATCTAGGAAATCTCCCTTCCTAGTTGCGCTAAAAAACACCTTTCCTTTCCATGAGAAAAACAGGTGATTGCCATCACATGGAATATCAATCTGTGGCCTTTCCCATAATTGGCAAATCATACTGCCACCCATCCAGTATTAACCCCAACGACAGGGTTAAAGTAAATCTGGTTAGCTGTTGTATCAATGTACTGTTTGCTTAGATTTGAAGTTACCACACCCTCCGGCGAGCCTGTCCCATCAAGAGGAATGAGATCAGGAATTACAGATAGTAACCTTGCAAGGTCTCGCCCCTTTGCTGAATAATCATCAAGTCCGCGCTCTGTAGCGGCAGGGAAGTTTTCCTTTATTGATGCGTAATCAATCAGATTTTGTTGAGTCTTGATGTTGAATTCATTAGCCATAGGTTAACTCCAGCGCTCCGAATGCCAATCTAGAGGGTGTTACCGCTCTAAACTTAAAACCAACATAGTCACGAACGTAGCCCATTCGTCGGGATATAAATCGATAACCGCGCTGGTTCTTATTTCCATATAGGTAAAACCACTCCTTGCCATAAGCTTGGCCATCGTAAGATAGGGATATAGAAACTGTAGCTTCTTCAGGCGTAAATCCAGATATGGTCTTTATCTCAATCTCATCAATTGACGCGCCGTCCATAGTTACCATGGGACTGTAGAATATGCATTCCACATTATTACCGTACAGAGTGGATATGGTGTTATCCACTCTACCTACTCTAGGGTTAAATCTATCACCATAAAGCCACGAGCTAATTCTAGGGTCAAATATTCCGTTAATACCAAGCCATCCGTCAGACTTGGTTACTGATGTTTTTAGTATTGACCATGCATTATCCCTACCTTGAGATTTTGCCAGTGTGTGGTTATACATCAACGTTTCGTTGGGCAGGTTCACATGAAGGAACATGTACCCGTCCTCAACGCGAGATTCTAGGGATGCTGTCTGAAGTTCTTCTTCTGTATATTGGTCAATTATCTTCTCAACCTCACGGGACGCAATGGTCTGAAGTGAGCCACCGGACACAATATGAATGGACGGCGACTCCTCCTTCCTTCCGCCTAGAATAAAGAACTGTCCATCTAACTCCGTTTGGCATTGCGTAGCAACAATTCCTGCCTTTACTGCCTTACCTTGGATTCGTGAAAATGCGAAGTTTGCCGAGCCCACGTTAGCGAACCATTCCGTAGAATATCGACCAAACACGATTACTTGGTTCTCTTTAGTTTTCTTTACGGCCAGTGTTGGGTCTGGAGAGAACTCGGCGGTAGCAAAGTCTAGCGGCTCGATAACCTCTTCATCTGCCAAAGTGGTGTGGTACAGATTTTCACCATCGGTGAAGAAGAAGTAGCCATCAATAAAACATACGTCAATTGGATTGCCCAGGTTTTCGCCAGTTATCTGCCTAAATCCATCCGTGAGGTTGTAGTACCAGAGTTTTCCATCAGCTACGATAGCGAAGTTATTGAATGATTGATCTAACTGGCACTGTAGTGAGCCCGTTACAGTTCCTAGAGTTGCCGTGGTTCCATCTTCTGCGATATCTAGAAGTGACTCTCCAGTTACTCTAAGATGCTTATTAAATCTCTCAGAATAGAATCCACCACGGTCTACGCCAAGTGTATCACCAAAAGCAGCAATGCCGGGTTGATTGATTAGGTATCCGCTAGAGCCGCGAACTTGACGGGCAACAACATAGAGATTTACCGGTAAAGCGTCGCGGTAATCTGCGTTCTCTATCCTGTCACCTTTGATTAAACTGATAGGTTGCTTTGGCACTGTATTACCCTCTTAGTGTATTGGGTAATTATACACCGTTAGCCTTAAACGTGAAAACCGCCCATTAAGAGCGGTTTGTGTAGTCGAATTCGAGCTTGGAGCAGTCGAGTATTTTTTCTGTTAGCCATCCGATGGCGTAAGCCCAATGTTCATTTGTTCCTTTTGAATCAAACTCAACACCTTTATTGCCAAACATAAAGTCTATAGCGTGAAAAACCTCATGATTTAGGGTTGATATTGGTATTCCATAATTATCATGCTCAAACCACAATACTATATCTGAGTTATCCATTAGCTTAGTGACACCATTCCATTGATCACTAATCTCTAACCAAAATCTTCTATCCATCACATCCTTATGAAAGCATACGTGAAACATTTGGTTGTACATTTCACACTCTATTTTATGAGAGATGCCTTTCATAAAATCCACACTCCTATTAAAAATCCAATCAAAATAATCGCCACACCATAGATGATTCTAGGGCTTATGTGGCTTTTGTTTTCTGTGCAGTGGTTCATAACTCAATTACTGTTAGCTCTTTGCCAAATACAGCCCCAGTATCAATCCACATACAATTATCTACCTGTAAAGGCTTTCTTAGTGGAGTATGCCCAAAGATAAACATATCGGCACCATTAATTGGCTCACTGATATTTGTTTTCATTATCTTGTTGATTCGGTCTCTTGACCAAACGATGTGAAATAACTCTTCAGTTTCGATTTCACCACTGTATTCATTGCTAGGATAGTCAGCATGGCAAATTACGAATTTCTCGTCTTTGTGGTTGAGTTCGATTACGTATGGCAATTCAGACTCTGCAATCTTTGCAAGGTCATTGGCGTACATGCGATCCTCTTGGTTTAGATTGAAGTACCAGTTACCACCGTTCTGTAGCCAGCAACCTATGTGGTTTTCATCCTCATGAATTACTGAGTTGATCATGAGGTCTTCGTGATTACCTCGCACGGACTTAAACCAAGGCTCTTGAATCAAAGCCAAGCAAGCCAAACTATCCTCGCCACGGTCAATTAAATCACCAAATGCAATAAGTGTATATTTTTCCTTATCGAATCCAATTTCTGATAGCTTCTCGTTTAGCATTGTGATTTCACCGTGAATATCACCAACCACAAATACGCGATCATCATTGCCAATTGTTAACTCTAGCTTCTTCATATCTTCCTCTCTTAAATTTAAATAATAGTGGTCATTAGATGTCTAAGTTAATTTCACCGTCAAGATACTCTTCCATATCCTGATAGGCTGTTTTTAGCTTAAATCTTAACGACTTATTTTCTTGCTTTAACTTTCCAATTATATCCCTGAGCTCAGCTTCTGTGTTCTGGTGCTTGTATGCATTTTCACTTATTGCCTTTGCCTCTGAGAATGAATTCCAAACTCTAAATGCTGCTTTTAGGTTACATCCTTTAGATCTAAACCATTCTCCAGACATCCTTGCAGAGTCGAATCTTTTATGTAGCCAGCATTCAAGTTCATAAGCAGATTTCCTGCTAGGCATTTCTATCTTAGAAGGTAAAACCAATCCGTATGGGCTTCCAGTCTGTAACTCTGCCATTCTCTTTTCTGGATTATCTGCAACACCAATCTTTATCGGGTAATTCTTTCCATTGCAGCATCGTATGATATAAACGTAACATTTCGCCATGTTCATCCTTATTTCATAGCACCCCCTTGATAGAGGGTGCAAATGGTGGGTTAGATCTTAACTATCTGGATCAGCTCTTCATCCTCAAGTATCGTAAACAGGCAATCAACAGCCCATTTAATTTCCATGTCTGGATCTTGAAGGTTTGAAATCATTTTTTCATTCATTAGATTTGAAATCTCAATGGTCACATCAGGAAGCACTGCGCAAAAATCATCTCTAAGAAGTCGATACATCTCCTCACCAATTCCGGTCATGTCAATCATTGGAACTGGATCACTCCACTCACACACAAGCTCACTAAGGTATTCCAGCATGTTTTGATGGTCTTGGTGGTTAATTGTAATCATCTCATCTCTCCTTATTTGTGTTTAGTTGACCAAATTGCAAAGCAAATCAAAGCCGTGCAAGAGTACATTGTCGAACTAATCGAGCTACCAGCAAGTGCAGATAAAACAACTCCAGCTAGTGATAAATATCCGTAAATCACAACTCTCTCCTTACGCAAACACTTGCGCGATTAATGGGTTAAATGTTGAAGGTGTAGGGATTGATAGTTTCACCTTCTTAGGTGCTTTCTTGGCTTTGAATCCTACAAGCTGATATTGAGCCGGTACGCCCTTTTTAGAGATGTTGGCGATATCTAGGTCGTGATAGCTACGTAGTGATTGAATGCGCTCCTTAATCTCTCTGTAGCTCGCACTAAACATCTCTTCTAGCTCAGCACTGGAGAATGAATCACCTTGATTGATGTATAGTATATCAAGCAGGTCTATCATCTCGTTTGACGTCATAGACTCACGGCGTTTGTTAATTTTCGACTCGATGTCAGATTTGGTCATGTCTTTCAGTTTCATTTCTCACACTCTCTATTAATCGAAGTTAAATGCGTCTTGAGGCTTCTTTGCTCTCGGTTTTGTTTTGGCTTTTGGTGACTTGTATTTTATGTCAGTCTGTTTTGTTTGCGCTCTAGCTCCGGCGTGATCGCATGCATCTTTAAATGGGTCTCGACTATTGCATACTGAGCGCTCAAAAAACTCCCATCCGAAATGCGCTGACAATGTAGAGTTAGATTCTGAGTAGCCTAGCGATATTAAGTGGTCGTAAATTCCCTTCAGAAACTACATGTTTCATTCTAAATTCCCCTATTTACCCAACGTAGTTAACTGGCTTCTTGCTTGGTGGAATGTTTAACTCTTCAAATATCGTGCTAACGAACTTCTGAGATACATCAAACAAACCAGCAATGTGCTCCTGGATTCTGTCTTCTCTATTACGATGGGTAATGACGTGGTGACAGATTTCTTGTCTTAGTGCGTCCATTATTTTTTCACCGTGCGTTTATGCAATGCTTCCATTGCCTTATGAACAACATCAGCCTTACTAACCTTACCTTTGGCGTCTGGCTGCTCCTGCATTACCTTCGCAACATCCTCAATTAGCTTGTGAGTTGCTTGGTATAGATTCGCCTGTTTATGATTTGACACTTTAAATCCTCGTTTCGTTTCGATAGCTAAATACTAAATCTATCTGTTGATAAATGCAAATACTATTTTGTTGATAAAATATGTTGACACCAGATTATTTTCAATTAATACTAACCCCATCAAAACGGCAATGTGCCAATAATAGAGTGAGATGGATATGTTAGTTAAAGGTAAAAAATTCAATTTAGATGTTCGCACTGGTCTTGATGATGGTCAAACGTGGTCGTCAAACAAGAATAATCTAGATTCGGAGGATGATTGGCAGCACAGTGATGTTAAACAACTACTAGAGCAAACAAAATGAAACTAAAGCTAATCAAACGCGCCTATACTGGGCGCGCTCATGAACTAAGGGGTGTTAGAAAATGAGTAATAATACATGTGGCAACTGTCCCAACTTGGTAATTAAAGACATATGGCGCGGTATGCATACGGCATCATGCGGGTTAACTAAGGATGGAATTATCGTTCCTCACAAATGGGAAAATGGCGTAGTTACGCTTTGGCGTGTGCCTGAGTTTTGTGAGAATCCAGATAAGAAACCAAGCAAGAAGCGGGCACCTAAAAAGGACTGGGTTCATGTGAAGGTTGGAGATTAATATGAGCACTGTGGAAAAGTATTTAAGGAGTTTAGGGTGATTGAGTGGTTTTGTAGTGGAAAGATTTACGAGAGAGTTGAATCTGGTGGTCACATTTGCACTGGATTCTTTAGCTCTACCGCAATATCTGAAGATAATGTACCGCTAAAAGAAGTGCATGATAGATTTACAGAATCAGTCTCCAATGAGTACGGAGTCAGTAAAGGTTATGTTCATATAGAGAATCTGTATAAGGCATAAAAACCAACCCGCACCGTAATGATGCGGGTTTTGTTTTATAGCACTGCGTTTAACTGCCAGGCGAATGAAAGCCCATCTATCGGATTGCCTCCGTTAACAACATCAGACGGGCCGTCTAGTATTATGGAACCAGCTCCGGAGTTATACATTGCCCATCTAATAGATTGTCCAGGCTGCCATTGATCGACGCCTGAAGACTTGGTCTGACTGTTGTCTGAGTTATTCGGCACTTCACTTGTTCTTAGTGAGAATGGGTTCTCTACAAAAGTCACCCCATCATCATCACTACGCTCTGACCATAACTTAAACTCACCAATGCCGCCTGCACCCTTTTTTACTTGATAGGTAACAGTGCCCTGCATTGATAAAGTGTATGGTGAGTTATTCTTAATCCACTGCACACCACCCAGGTCTGTAATTATCGAAAACTCTGGGCTACTGTTAGGGAATAACGCGATGTTAGTTAGGTAGGTAGGATTGTTTGGGTCAGTACCTACGTTTATAAGGTCATTGGTAAAAGCACCAAAGTGAATTAGCTTATCAATCAGCTCATTTGTCTTTGCCCTAACCTGTCCGTGATTGATCTCACCGCTTGGTGAGTCTGGTAGTTTTACAACTGTCATTATTAATCTCTCCATCCGTTGGAATCAAACCAAGGCTCCAAGTCAAACCATGATGCTAGTGATTCTGGAAGTACGTTCATTTGAAGCGTATTGCCAAGATTGGAAACGATGTAGGCAGTAAACGCCACATCTATGGCTACGTAGAAAGTGCCATTCCAGTTAAGGGTGATATCTGGACTTCCTTCAACAGCAAGGACGACTGTCTGCTGTCCGTTCCACTGTGAATTGTTCGATGACTCTAGAATTACTGCATTTGACGAGTCATCCACAGCGAGAACTAAAACGTCCTCGATATTGTCAAACCAATTCCTTGGAACTAAGTCTCCAATCTGAAGGTTGCTAGAGAATCCGTACTCATCTCCGCTATTTCCAATGGTCCACTGTCTTGGCCTTTCCTCCGGGCTTATTGGGTTAAACCCAGATGATGACTTGTAGCCTACTGATGACGAATAACCAACAGTAGAGCTATAGCCTACTTTTGATTTGTAAGTCATATCAGGAGTCCTGAGTTGTGTCGGTTAGATGCATAGACGTGGCGCCGGTCAGCCCGGCAATTGTAACCTCATACTCCGCAATACTGCCCTCGATTTGAATTGTTGTTATTGCTGCTAAATCAATAACCCCATCCGGTATTTCTTCAAATACATCAGAGCCAGCCTTGCGACCTCTTAGAGTGATAGTTCCGGCAGTTGCGCCATTAGCTCTAATAGCTACGTCATGACGCAATTGTCCGGAGTTCTTTGTAATAATTGTCTGGACGCCATTCTCTGGCTGTAGTGTGTAGCTAGGCATATTATTCCCTTAATTTCCTTTGAGTTAGCTAGATTACATTAAAGTTAATCTCTCTCTCCTCGATTCGACCGTTAGTTGTGGTCATCTTGATACGAAGAATTTGTAAAGCCGTTCCTGTATCGCCCGGGTCTAATGCTTCAACCCTGTATGAAATATCAGTGAAGGTGTTACCAGATGAGATAACATTCAATGCCTCTGATGTTTCAATTGTGTATGTATCAATATCCTCGTTGTCGTTTAAGTAATCTTGATACCTTTCAGTGTAGTCATTAATCTCGCCAACCTTCAGCGTGATTGTGGAGCAATCATTAGGAGCAACAACGGGCTCTCGGTAGAATCTTCGCCAGCGGTTGTATCTAAGTGTATTACCAGAGCCTCTAGGCATTCGGTTGGAGTGAGGGGCTTCACGAACCTGTGCGCTTCTGGCTGATAGGTTGGACATAGACTGATTTGCTTGCATAGCTAAAACAGGGTTTGGCTGTTTGCCAAATGCAGGAATAAGCCTTACAGCAAGATTCGTAGCAATCCCATGCTTAGCCCATAACTCAACACCGGCGTCATCATTTGGATCGCCATCTTCAGAGAAACGATAATCAGGGCAAATGTTTCTGGAATTCAACTCGGCCATCATTGACTCTAGAATATCTAGCGCAAGAACGATATCCTCCGGGGAGGCATTAACGGTAATGCCTGAAATTCTCAAGTGCTCATAAGCTGTCTTGATTATGTCAATCTTAGCTATTCTCATAACCTAAAGCCTCTTTAAGACCTTTGATTCTACCAGTCTCCCAGTTATCTAATCCGGCCTCTTTTGCAGCCTGGCGAATCTCCTCATTGGAAAGCTTGCCGCTATCATTCTTATCAGCCTCGGCTTCATCCAGAGTGGAGAACCAGCCTTTAGATAGATACTCTTTAACCTGACGAGCTGACACCTTAATAATTTCACAAGGTCGCCCTTTGAATTCGTGCGTGTCACCTTTTTTGAAAAGCATGCAATTTTTCATATGTACCTCAAAAAGAAAAGGGGCAATTAAGCCCCTTTAGTTTAACACATTGTTTAGAATGTTACCGCTACACCGTTGGCTGATGGATTTCGGTTGTTCAAGCCCCACCATGTAAATAGACGACGCTTAAAGTTAAGTGTATTGATGTCGCCATCATGCGCCATGTACATAGTTTGACCATTCTTCATTGAAGATTGAATCACCTTCATGCCACCAAACTCACTAAGTAGCTGGATAGGCGCATCACCACCAATTACCTCAATAGAGTCTTTGTCCCAGAAGATATTGGCCTGAGCTGAGTCATCGATGTTTAATCGAGTAACTGTGTCACCAGACTGAATCTGAGTATCAACGTTAGCGTAAGCGACTTCCTCAACAGCAAGAGAACCATCATTAAGCGCGATAGGTTTAGGGTAAACATCCAGAGTTGTACCATTAGGAATGTTCACAATGGTGAATGTCATCAACTGACCAGTAGCGGACTTGTCAGCTAGGCCAATAGATTTAACCTCACCAATTGTTACCTTATCGCCAACTGCGTAACCAGTAGATGATGCAACTGGAATTGATGCTAGACGGTAGTCCACGTTCAAGTCTACACCACCAACGTTTGCTTGACCTTCAGGCTTAAAGCTTAGTGTTGATGTAGTTGTAGTGTCTGGAGATGCGCCACCAGCAAGAACACCAAGGTAAGAACCTGTGTATACATCAAACTCAGCCACGTTCTGACCAATTTGACCAGTCGCCCACGTTTCATTCGGGCGACCTTGCAGAGTCTGACGCGCCGCTAGGTCTGAGCCAAACTTACGAGTATCGCGGTCGTTTAGAACGAAACAGCGATTACCAGCAACGGTCTGACGCTCATTCATAATCGCCTGAGCTTCCGAAATGAAGTCATAACCAGACGTTTCATTTGAGCGGTAGAACAGTGAGCCAGTGTTGCGAACAAGACTAGCTAAACGGTTGTTCAGAAAGGTAGCTTGCTTCATGCCAGATTGCTTACCACGGCGCTCCCAGAATCCCATATCACGCATATCATCTGCACGCTGCGAGAAGAAGTCGTTCCTCGGTGTTTCTAGTGTTGCCGGGTAGTACTGCTCAACAATACCAGTGTCTTGACCAGTTAAATCCCAACCTTCAAGAACTGGAGCGTGTTGCTGAACTGGACGCCAGATAACGTTGTTTGAGTTCTGCATGTCAGCAGAGTTAGGCTTGAATACAGAGACCTTTTCTAGCATCTGCGTTTGATGCTCGTAAGTCTCTAGAGCGTTCTCAAAAAGAACTTCGACCGCTTTGGCCGTATTTAAAGTACCCATTCGTTAATTCCTATCGTTTACCAATTAGAGGTGTCAACACCATTTGCACGAGCTTGACGCTTAATATCAAACGCTAACTGTGTGTTACCAGACTTATGAGCCGCTTGGTACTTCTTCTTATTAGCAGGAGATACAGCACCTAACTGCTCATCACCTTGCAACTTAACCGCTGGCTTTGGTGCTTGACTAACTTTTTTAGATGGTGCTTGAGTTACTTTAGCCTGTAGGCCACCAAGGTAAATCATCGCCTGTAATCCGCTTGGGTCAGAGGATAATTTATCCTTTAACTTAGCCAATTCAGACGGGTTTTTACCAAGGAAGTACATAACCTTTTCACTTCCATCACCAACACTACTTAGCTGTGAAATAATCGCATCTGCCGTTTGGTCGCCCCCGCCAGGAAATACACTTTCTAGTGTTTGGCGAACAGCATTATCAGCCGCCTTGTAGGACTCTGCTGTGATAACGCCAGATTCAACTAGCTTCTCAGCTCGTTGATAGTGTGCGTTAGAGTCATTCTCAATCTTATCCATGATGGCTTTTTGCTGCTGCTCAGCCTGTTGTTGGGATTGAGTTTGATTCTGAGTAGCCTGAAAGCGGTGCAACTGCCAATCGTCAATAGCCTCGTTATACTTGTCTTCGTCATAGTCGAAATCTTCCAGCTTAGGACGAGGAGGTAAAGCGGTGCTCACTGGCTGATGTTCACCTTTCTTTAGGCGCTCAATCTCTGCGCGTAACTGTTCGTTTTCGTCACTTGCATCTCGCAGCTTTGACTTAAGCTTTGATCGAGTTTTAGCAAGAACTCCAACCGGTACAGTTTCACTATCTGTCTCTTCCTCGCTTTGCATCCAAGCTTCTAGCGCTTCTTCTGATTCACATTCCCCAAGGATATCATCTTCATCGCCCTCAACTTCTGAATCATCAGTATCCACTTCGTCCTCAACAACCTGTTCGGGGATGGTTGTTTCCTCTTCTGTAGTTACTTCTGCCTCAGCCGCTGCGTTTGCCGCTTTTAGTTCTTCGAGTGTTTGTGCCATTTTAACCTCGTATGGTAACGATAACCTGATGTTTTCCCACCAGTAGGATTGAATGATTACCTCTCATTCAGGAGTGATTTAATTATACACGCTAACTTTATTTAGTTGCAAATCTTGCAATTACAAATGTGGGCAGTTGCGTTTTGTGCAATGTATGGACAAAAGAAAACCCACCGAAGTGGGCTTGTTAGTTAATGTTGGCAACTAGAATTCAAATCGACCCCTCTTGCCATTCTCACAAACGAATACGACAACGTTATCACCGAACTCTGAGTAAGACTTAAACCCCTCTCAGTTACAGTTAACAGTATCAATCTGATACATGCGCTCAACCTTATCGTTAAGTGTTGTGCACCCGGTTAATATTGCGATTAACGCAATGCCAGTTAGTAGTTTCATTTCAACCCCTTATTCAATTCCTTTAGCCATTCTTCTAGCTCTCTCTCCATTGTAATTTACCCTCTCCAATTAACTCATTTCCCTTACTAACAACTAATGAGTAGCAACATTGACACATTACTATCTCATTACTACAGTAACCACACGAAGCTGCGCTATTGCCCATAACAACCAATGCAACATTATCATCACCACAGAAACTGCAATACTCATGCTCCATACCTGGAAGTTTTACATTCTTTTCACTTGGTCTCATAGCTCACCCTCAGTAACTGGCTCATTAAACACAATCACATCACCAACTACATTGTAAACCCGTTGGAGTACATACTGGCAAATCACCTCACCATTACTACGACGCTCTTCGATAATAACACCACCATCACGAGCGGCTTTTAGCACCTCAGCACGCTTGTGTGATAGGTCGCTTGATTTGAATGTTTTCATTCTTCCACCTTACATAAATGACTGTAATCACCCCACGCCTCATCCCAAAACTTAACTCTCTGCATCTTTCTTTTCCTTGAATGTTCACACTTGCAGTTAATCGCTCTGAGAGTCCATACAATTGACATACCATTGCAAAAGCTCTCAAAGTCGTTAGATGTCATATTTATTGCTATAGACTCAATTCCGGAACCCATTACACTCTCTCCCATTGCTCTAGTTTCCAGTTGTATTTGTAGCGTGGCTTACAGTGGGCGCACATAGATGGAGGAAGTTGCATTACATAGCACCAATGCCCACATCTCTTTGCGTCATCAAAACTTGCCATCTCATTTCTCCTTAGAACTAATTCTAATTACATTATGGAAAGAAGGCCGGAGTTGTCCAGCCTTTTGTTTTAATCTTCACCTTCCTCAATGATTATTTGATTTAGTTCAAGTTCTTGTTCATCCTTGAGTCTCTGTGCAGCTTCCTTGATTAACTGGTATCTCCAGTCTAAAAAGTCGCTGTCTAGCATTGTTACCTCGCGTTACCTCGTAGGAAAGATACGTTTTGCATTTGCTGTGAAACTGTCTGTGAGCTTATCTGCTCGGTTTGAGCCATGTTCTTAAGCGTCTCGCTTCGTTTCTTCTCAATATCTGCTTGAGAGGTAATGAAGTCTATTGAGTTCTTATCAGCAGACTGACGTACCTTCTCGGCTTCTAGTTGCAACTGGAATTGCTTGTTCTGCTGCCCTTGCATATCGGCCTGAGCTTTAACCATTTCAGCTTGAGCTGCCATCATCATTGCAGGGTCACCCTGTTGCTGGCTAGCTTGAGCTTGCTGCATTTGCATTAGCATCTGCATCTCTTCTTCCGTCTCAGGCTGTCGAACTCCAAGCATAATAAGCTGCTTATTCGCATACTCTCGAATATCCTTGAATGCAATTCCATCAACCATAGACAGGTATTCCATAAGCATAATGTTGCAAGATGGGTCACCCGGTGGTAAGCCATTAATAAGCTCTTTGAGTTCTTCGCGGTTCTTGGCTTTAACTGATTCGAATTGAGGACCAATGTCTGCATAAACATCAAACACCATACTCTTCATGTCGTTAAGCGTGGTCATCTGTAGCGTTGATGGATTCATTACCTGTTCGTTAACTATTGCCTTCTTACTTGAGCCATCTACCTGAGCAAGTATAACCTCGCGA